AACATTTCACAAGGGGCGACACGAAGAGGTCGTTTCTCACCTTACCTACCTGTTGAGCACCCTGATATTATGGAATTCTTAGAGATTGGTACGGAAGGAGCTTCAATACAAGATTTAACACACGCGGTAACAGTTACTGATAAATTTATGGAAGAAATGATTGCGGGTGATGATGAAAAAAGAAAGATATGGGCTAAAGTAATTCAAAGAAGAGGTGAAATTGGTTATCCTTATATTATGTTTCATGATACAATGAACAATAACGCACCTAAAGTCTACCAAGATAAAGGAGCTAAAATATATAACTCTAATCTTTGCTCTGAGATAGCTCTACATAATTCTGAAGACGAATCATTTGTTTGTGTACTATCTTCAATGAATGTATTACACTACGATGAATGGAAAGATACTGACGCTGTTGAAACTATGGTTTATTTCTTAGATGCGGTTGTTACTGAGTATTGTAATAAATTAGAAAAATTAAGAGATAATGGTACTAGAGAAGGTAAAATGGCGTTTTTATATATGGAAAAGGCTTATAACTTCGCTAAAAGACAAAGAGCACTCGGTTTAGGTGTTTTAGGTTGGCACTCACTTCTACAATCAAAAGGATTACCTTTCGATACTAAAGAAACCGCTAAACTTAATGTTGAGGTATTTAGAACAATTAAAAATAAATCATATAAAGCATCAGAAGAGTTAGCTGAAATTTTTGGTGAACCTGAATATCTAAAAGGTTATGGTAGACGAAACGTAACACTTAATGCTGTTGCTCCGACTACTTCATCGGCATTTATTCTTGGTCAAGTGTCACAATCCATTGAACCTATTTGGTCTAACTGTTATGTTAAGGATGTAGCTAAAATGAAGGTTACTATTAAAAATCCTATATTAAAAGATTTGTTAGACTCAATCGGTAAAAATAATAAGGAAACTTGGGATAGTATAAAAAAGGCTGACGGTTCAGTACAACATTTAGATTTTCTAAATGACAACCAAAAAGATGTGTTTAGAACATTTGCAGAAATTAATCAATCGTCAATTGTTAATCAGGCGGCAATTAGACAAGACTTTATTGACCAGTCGCAATCTTTAAATTTAATGGTTTCACCTGAGATGCCAACTAAAGATGTTAATAAATTACTTATTGACTCATGGAAGTTAGGTGTTAAGACACTATATTATCAACATTCTATGAACTCGGCACAGGCTTTTGCTAGAAAAAAGTTGAATTTAAATGACTTACAATGTGTTGCGTGTGAGGGTTAAGGTATAAAATAGGTGTATATTATGTAAAAAGGTTGGATTCGTCTAACCTTTTTTCTTTTATATTTAGATAAAATAATCTGTGTTTATATTTATGGGATATGGCAAACGGTAAAACATATGGTGTATTTTTTCCTTTTAGAGATAGTTTACAAGGTGACTACCTAAGATTAACTGAATCCTCAGATGAGGAAATAAGGACAGATTTACTTCATTTAATATTAACAAGGAAAGGTAGTAGGTACTATCTACCTGATTTTGGTACTCGAATATACGAGTTTATATTCGAACCAATGGATGGACCGACATTCGATGCGATTAAAGCAGATGTTAGACAAGCCGTAGATAAATTTATACCAAATTTACAAATAAATGACATAACCATTGAACCTTATGTCGAAGCAGAACCATTACCTGGTGAAATCAATTACGATGAATTAGGTGGTCAAATTTTTAGAGTTGCGAGTGATAGTGCGGTAGAGTACACCGCAAAACTAAGAATTGACTTTACTATTGTTAATGGTACATTTTCATCAAAAGATTTCGTGATTATTAATATTTAATATTATATGGCTAACCGTAAAATTTCATACACAGATAGAGACTTTCAATCCTTAAGACAGGAATTGATAAATTATACACAACAGTATTATCCAGAATTAATAGCTAATTTTAACGATGCCTCGATTTATTCTGTATTTATGGACTTAAATGCTGCTATCGGAGATAATCTACATTATCACATGGATAGAAGTATCCAAGAAACAGTATTACAATACGCTCAACAAAAATCGTCAATTTATAATATTGCTAGAACTTATGGTTTAAAGATACCCGGTAACAGACCGTCAATTGCCTTAGTAGATATTTCAATCACGGTTCCGGCATTAGGGGACCAAGAAGATGAAAGGTATTTAGGTATTATGAGAGCGGGTTCTCAATTTATTGGTGCTGGACAGGTATTTGAAAACCCTAACGATATTGATTTTACTTCACAGTACAATAGTGAAGGTTTCCCAAACCGTACTAAAATACCAAACTTTGATTCTAATAATAGGTTAATTAATTACACAATGACTAAAAGAGAAGTTGTAGTTAATGGATTAACTAAAACATTTAAAAAAGTTATTAATAATAACGATGTAAAACCATTTTTTGAATTTTTCTTACCCGAAAAAAATGTTATTAGTATAACTTCATTAATTCAAAAAGATGGTGTAAATTATCAATCACCTCCTACGTATGATGAGTTTATTAGTTCTCCTGACAAATGGTACGAAGTAGATGCTTTAGCAGAATCTAAAATTTTTATTGAAGACCCTACACGACCGGCAGATAAACCAGGACTTAAAGTAGGTAAGTATATTGAAACTGAAAATAGATTTGTTTCTGAATATACACCTGAAGGTTACTGTAAAGTTAATTTTGGAGGAGGAACAACAACACCTGAGGAACAACTACAAGAATTTACGAGAACTGGTATTCCTTTAAGAATCCAAGATTATCAAAATAATATTGGATTAGGGTTAACTGTAAAGGCGAATACAACATTATTTGTACAATATAGAATTGGAGGAGGTAAATCCTCTAATGTTGGTGTTGATGTAATAACACAGTTTGGTACAACATATTTTGATGTTAATGGACCATCTAATAACGTTAATCAAAATGTTATTGATAGTTTAAGAACTACTAATGTTACTGCGGCTATAGGTGGCGGAGATTTACCGACCCCTGAAGAGGTTAGAAATATGGTATCATTTAATTTTGCGGCACAAAAAAGAGCGGTAACAGTTAACGATTATAACTCATTGGTTAGAACAATGCCTAGTAGGTTTGGAGCACCTGCGAAGGCGGCTATCACAGAACAAGAGAATAAAATAAGAATTGAAATATTATCTTATGATACACAAGGAAAACTTACAGAATCAGTTTCAAATACATTAAAACAAAATATAGCTAATTATTTATCACATTATAGAATGATAAATGATTACATTTCAATAACTAACGCTAATGTGGTTGATTTAGAATTTGAATTATCCGTAGTAATGGACTCAACTCAAAACCAAGGACAGATTATTACTAATATTATTAACTCAGTAGATAGTTATTTTTCACCTCAAAAACAACAATTAGGTGATAATGTTAATATTTCGGACATACGAAGAATAGTACAAGATATACCGGGAGTCATATCTCTTTCAGAATTAAAAGTTTTTAATAAAGTGGGTGGTAGATACTCTAATTCACAAACATCTCAAAGATATTCAGACAATCAGACAAAACAAATTCAGTTAGTTGATGATACTATTTTTGCACAACCAAATCAAGTTTATCAAATTCGATTTCCCGACAATGACATTAAAGTGAGAGCTAAGTCACTTAAAAATGTCGACTTCTCATAAATCTATCCATATACTTTTGATAAAATCAAATTAAAATTAAGATGAATAACTATTTATCTTAAAAACTAATTATGCCAAAATCGATTAGAATAAGAACAGAACCTGGTGTTGATAGAGACATTAATGTTAAAATTGACCAAGATTTTGATTCCTTAGAAATTTTGTCTTTAAAATTAAGACAAGAAGACTTATATACACAGTTCTGCGCCGATTATGGGGTTGTTGTTGGAAGAGTAATAGCCAATGGGGGTTTAGGTATACCTAATGCTCATATATCAATTTTTATTCCTTTAGATGATGTTGATGAAAGTGACCCTATAATATCCACACTATACCCTTATAAAACCCCGACTACAAAGAATGAAGACGGGTATAGATATAATCTTCTACCGTATGAAGATGAATACTACGGACATAACGGTACAGGTACATTTCCAACAGTTGACGATGTATTAACTCGTAAAG